TTAATGTACCATCAAATTTCGGTTCACGCGCGCGAATGCATATTTTAAATAAAAAAATCTGTGATATAAACTTATATATGCCTAGGAAAAGAAGAAAAGCAATCGCCTCAATAACTCCCGACATACCTTATCCAAAAGTCCGAGTGGAGTGGATCGACTGTGTGAGCGATTCGGGCTGGGCTAATGAGAAAGAGTTTGATAAAATGAAACTAGCTAGACCTGTTAATGAAGGTTGGTTGTATTCAAAAGATAAAAATTCTATAAAACTATTTGCATCATACGATAGGGAAGATGATGGTAGTTTTAGTTTTGGGGATCGGACGATGATTCCTCGGAATTGGGTAAAGAAGATTCAGAAACTTTAGATGGAGTCACATCAATTATCTGTCCGTAATCGGTTAAGAGTTGTTTCATTTTTGCTTCTAATTCCTGTTCTGACATATCTTCTAATTTTCCAGTTTTTATTATTTTTCTGTCTATGTATAATCCTGCTGCCTTTCCTCTGTTTGCTTCAGCATTTACAGCAGAAGAGAAAGAGCCTTTCTTTAAAGCGGCTTCTCTAAGTCTTGCAAGTTCAGCAACATGACCTTCATAAGTCACTTCATGTTTTCTTAATCTTTCTTCTTTCAGCTCACCAATATACTTAACAACAAGCGGTGATAGTCTTGGGTTACACAACTCTGAGCCTTCCTGTCTTGCACGTTTGGGACTATACCCTGCAGCGAGTGCTGCTTCGGATTGAGTCATAGGTCCGTCAGGTCCACCGAATACTAAAAACTCGGCGAATCTTTGTTGCATTTCTGTTAGTCTTTTTGGTAAACCCATGTTGACAATTTAAGGTAACTATCCTATAAAGTCAAGATCAGACAAGTTAAGAATTTTTTATGAGAGTACAGGACTTGCAATTATTTTTGAGTCAATTTACGAAAGGATCTGATGCAATTAAAAATGCACAAATCTACGTAGAAAGAGATGGAAAGTTGTATCAGATTAGAAGAATGGAAGTGCATGAGCATACAGTTCCAATCTTGGGTCAGCCCGGTCACAACGCACATAGATTAGTTTTAAAAACAGAAAAACCTTCGAGTCTTATCTTGCCAGATAAACTTCAGAAGGACTATTAATGCATGACAGTGTTACTCTAAAAAACTTATGCCGCCAGAGCGTAAATTATATCAAAAAGTTAAAAAATCTTTTAGTAATTTTTCGCTTATTCGACTTGAGAATCATAGCTTACATGGCACTCCTGATCTACTGGTCAGCAATGCTAGGGGCCACTTTTTTACAATAGAACTTAAAGTCACGAAGGGTAACAAGGTTAAATTTTCTCCACATCAAATTGCCTTCCACATCAAACATCCACGCAATAGTTTTATCTTGGTAGAGCACCTCGGTTCGAGTGCCGTGAAACTTTTTCCAGGGTCAGGGATCTTGGCGCTTGAAGCTTGCGGCTTGAAGCTTGAAGCCTTAGCCACGGGGCTTGAAGCTTGCAGCTTGTTGCTTAATAAGCTTGGCGCTTGAAGCTTGTTGCTTGCTGCTTGCAGCTTGTTGCTTGAGGCCCGGACCAGGTGCACGCTCTCCATCGCCCGTCGGCTTAGTCTCGCTAATGACCTGATCCAGTTTATTACGCTTGCGTAATTCTTTATAATATTTTGGGTGTCTAAACATTAGTGTTTACCATATGAAATTGTTTTAATTGTGGCGTCCCAGCATGCCCGACAATCCTTGCATTCATTGTCTTGTTTTGCAGCTGGACAGCTAGCCCCTGAGCTCACCACTTCTGAAGAGTTGGGCCACGACTCAGGCGCCCGCTGGTTCACCATCGGAGCGCTAAATCGTATGACTAAATTGTCTGGCTTGTCTGTCAGGTGGTCCTTTATCCATGCTTCACGGGTCGGTAACCAGTGACGCTTAGAAGGTGTTAACCTGCAGACTTCATAAATTTTTTGAAGATGTTCTAGATCTTGTACATCGCCTGAGTCGTGCCATCTGAACACGTCCGGCTTCTTACTGTTGATCAGGTGAGCCATTGCCTGGACCCAGTCCGGGCTCTTCAACGCTTCTAATCTCCGATACTGTGCATCCTGGACAACCTTGAAGACGTAGCAGCCCTTGAGCGCGTAACAGTCATAACACACTGAGCCCTTGACAGCTTGAAGCTTGCCGCCAGTTTTGCATTCCTTCGCAGGTAAACCTATCGACCAGCCCGGCATCTTTGAAGGCTTGCTCAGGCTGCCTCCTATAATTTTTAAAGCTTCTTTTGTTTGCATAATCTTTCTCCTTTAATCTCCTGGATATCATTATATCTTAATCTTGTCAAGCTTGCAGCTTGACGCTTGCAGCTTGCGGCTTGTTGCTTGGTCCCATTGACCTGCAGCCAGCGCCAATGGTTAATAAATATTACCGGGTTTTCAATTCTTCTTGACATAATTCCTTTCTTAAAGCTTGCGCCTTACCAGTTCTAAAGCAATAGCTGAACTTACTCTCCGGCGCAATGCAGGGGTCTACAGAGCACGTATCTCCCAATTTTATATGGGTCTTGTTGTAGACCAGGGATCAGTCTCTTCACGCTGTGGTCGTCTGCAGTTCCCAGCACTAATAGACTGATCCCAAGTCCTATTTTAAGTATTCCCGGACAAGGGCTCTATGATCCGAACCATAGAGCGGCTCCGCGGTGCCTAATAGGACCAGGGATCAGTTCTAGCTGTGCGTGTGTTTGGGTCTCTTTCAACCTACTTTACACCACAACTAGAAGTTGTCCCAACAAATTAGGTAAGATTTAAATAATTTGTTAAATACAATATAATCCTTGACAATCCTATTGTCAAGTGTTAATTTCAAATCATGCAAAATAAAAATACAGAAAGAGGTAGCATGACTAAAGAGAAGAAAATAACACTTAACGCAGAAAAGCGAAAAGTGATTGCAGATCAATTTCAATCTTTTTACGAAGATAAAGTAAAAGATAAATTGGTACAAGCAAAAGAACAATATGATCTTATGCGTGAAAAGGCAAAAGAGCAGATTGAAAAAGTTGTAAGATTTCATCAACCAATTTATGATGTTGATACAATCAGATCAATGATTAAAAAATACAATAGAGCAGGTGGCGAGTTGTTTGAAGATAATTGTTTTTATGTTCAAAGTCCAATTCAAAAAGTTGATGATGAGGGTAGGGAATATACTGACGATCAAGAAGTTCATGTAAGATTTGACATGGGTAGAAACTTTGCAAGAGCATATTATCGAGATGAATTAAAATCAAAAGGTTTAAACCCAGATTTTAAATTATCAATCAATGATGACTACTCAAAAAGAAATCCAAAATACTATAATGATGAGAGTGCAGTAAATAAATTTTTGGGTTTCAATACATCTTCTAATGATGATAAATCTATAACCACACCTAAATCAGCATGGGAAAATGATTTCAAACTTTGGGTAATTGGAACATCTTATTGTCATTCAAGAAATTTTAAAGTTGATGAAAATGCTTTAAACTTTTTTAAGATGTATGTTGCTAGTGCTGACAATGTAATTAAAGAACATGAACAAATGTATAGTTATGTTGAGGGCAAAATGAAAACTTTAAGATTAGGTTTAAAATCTTATAGAACATTTGACCAAGCAAAAGCACTTGCAGATAAAGTTGGTGTTGTTTTAAATGAAACAATGTTGAATGAAAGTTCTAGTTTAGCACTTTCAATCTACTCACCAGAAAATCTGGCTAGTCTTTTGGAAGATAAACAGGTCTTAACTAGAGATCAAAAGATCGCTATTGCAAGACAACAAATGCAACAAAGTGTAAATTAACACTTGACAGGGACTATTCTATAATATAGGATAGTCCCAGAAAGAGAGAAAGAAATATGACTAAAACATTTTATATAACTTATTGGGCGAGTAAGCACAAAAAACATATTACTCGACAAGGCAAACATGACGACAAAAGCAGATTTGGTGTTGCTAAAAATGGAACACCTTATTATGTTTATTACGATCTAGACGCACATGGATATAGAACTGCGACTACTGCGTGGAAAGTGAGGCACTAATGAATGGTGAGTTGATAGGAAGATTACTAATGGTACTAACAGGTTTTATATTAGCAATGTTAGGTATAATAACTTTTGTACATAGTGGCGAACATCAACTGTTAGGAATATTAATTTCCTTTGCGGGTGTTGTGTCAATGTTTGGGGGGTTACCAGATTATGAGTGATTATAATTGGTGTCATGGTCCGAAATGCCATACACTTAAAACACAGGACAGAATAAGAGGTGTCCAAGGTTCTAAGGTATTGAGGACTAGAAAGATTGCAATCAATAAATGGAATAGTAGAGGTGCATGGTCATTGTTTTGTAGTCAAGGTTGTTACAATGATTTCTTTCATGAGTATGTTAACGAAATCGTTGCAATAGCCCCAAGGACCGAGTGTCTTGAAACACCAATAGAAGTAGAGGTAGAAACTAGGACCGATTACTTTGGCAATCCATATAAACAAAAAGCAATAAGAGAGGTTGACAATGCTTGACTTATCCTATATTATCCCTAATATGACTGAGAAAGAAACAATAACTAGAACTAATCCTTTCAGTGGTGTTAGTGTAGAACTAACAATGGAAGAGGCAGTAAGATACGATCAGATAAAACAAGATGAGATCAACGAGAACTATGGAAGAATGCAACATGGCTTAACATGGTTCCAAAAGAACAACGTTGATGCTTATTATAAGTTACTAGATTAACTCTCTACCCCTGGCGGAAATGGACATTGCCAGCCGCCAGGGGTCCCGAACCAAATCCAAATATCGTAAATAACTTAGACCCTATCCCCCCTTTTGTGTAAAAGGGGTCCCACTACTTTAGGTTGTATTGCATGTTTTACACATTCGTGTATACTGAAAACATATTGGTACCATGGACTTAAATAAGGTAAATATCGAAAAATTACCTGCAGATGTTCGTAAGACCTTCAAGCAGATGCAACTTCTGCTTGCTGAAAAAAAGATACAGAACAAAGCTAAAAATGACTTCTTGTCTTTTGTCAAATGTGTATGGCCCGACTTTGTAGAGGGGTCCCATCACAGGCACATTGCAGATAAATTTAATAAATTGGCTTCGGGTGAAATAAACCGATT